GATGGCGCGAAAATTGGCTAGAGCCAGCGCGTCTATAGTTCCTTCCATGAAACAATGCTTTGAATGCCTCAAGAGTTTTTATGTAAAGACTCAAGAGATTCGGTGCGAACCTTGTCGAGAAATTCACAAGGCCAGAAAGAAAAAAGAAAAGTATGCTCGAAGTTATCAGAAGCATCGTGAGCAGCTGATCGCTAAACAGAAAGAGCGGATGGCGCGTCTTAAGGCTCTTGGTGTCGCAACCGAATTAAATCGTAAATATAGAAAGACACAGAGGCTAAAGTATTTATCACTCGGGCTTACTATTAATGGAACCGAGCGCGTACGCAAAGTTAACTTGCAAGAGACGAAAGAAAGGAAATTAAAATTAAGAGTCGCAAAATGGCGCAGGGAATGGTTGAGGCACAATGCTCCCGATCCTTGCGTAGCGGCATGGTATCGAGCAACAGATAAACCGTGGAACAATCCACGCATAACTGCTGGCGAGAAATTTAAAGTTCGCTACAAATTCGATAATGTTTTTAGAGCAAGAGAAATTCTTAAGATTCAAACTCGAAAGAAGACTCGCGCTAGATGGATTGAATTGCAGTCTGATGGAACATTGACGGCGCAATCTCTCGGCGGGTTATTCGCAGACGCTAAATTCTGCGCCTACTGCATGGAGTCATTTGAAAACTCTAGAGATAAGACGTTAGATCACGTTGACCCGTTATATCTTGGCGGGAAACATTCGCTAGACAATGCGGTTATCGCTTGCCTGTCGTGTAATTCTTCAAAAGGAAAAAAGAGTCTAATTGCATGGCTAATCGCGGCGCCGCAGACGTTGAACTCACGAAGTTAAATCAGCAGCAGATTGCTTTTATCTGCGGCGTGACTTCGCGCAGCATTCGAGACTGGGCCGACGCGCCACGCAATGCTGATGGGACATACAACGCGCAAGAGTTCGTCGCGTGGTTTTTGCAACGATCCTCTGGCGGCAACGGAGAGCGCGAGCATAACAATCAGCGCGAAAGACTCGCAGCCGCGCAAGCCGAAAAAGTCGAAACCGAAAATCGAGTGCGACGCGGAGAGTTGGCCGACACAAAACAAATGATTGAGATGTGGTCGGGAGTGCTCGCTGCGGTTCGTGCGAAACTACTTTCGATGCCTACCAAACTAGGGCCACAACTTGTCAACACAGCAGAGCCAGCAATCATCGTCGGCAGAATTAGAGCAGAAGTCTATTCAGCCCTTGATGAACTTGCCGCAGATTCGACAGAGGCTAGTTTCGATTCTCAAGCCGCCACCGAAATTGACGGTGAGCCAGTGGGCCGACCAATACCGGAGACTATCTAGCGAGGCATCCGCCGAACCCGGCGTATGGCGCACCTCTCGAGCACCGTACCAGCGCGGCGTTATGGATGCCGTCACAGATGAAACGGTCAAAGAGGTCTGGATTCAGAAATCCGCACAGGTAGGCTGGACGGAGATCCTCAACAACGTGATCGGGTATCACGTTCACCAAGACCCTGCGCCGATGCTGCTCGTGCAGCCAACGCTAGAGATGGCCGAGTCGTGGAGCAAGGACAGATTCGCACCGATGGTGCGGGACACGCCAGCACTGGCCGAGCGGATCGCAGACCCCAAGGCACGCGACAGCGGCAACACGCTGCTGCACAAGAAGTTCACCGGCGGGCATCTGACGGTGGCCGGAGCGAACAGCCCTTCGGGTCTGGCCTCGCGGCCCATTCGGATCGTGTTATTCGATGAGGTGGACAGATACCCATCAAGCGCGGGCACAGAGGGCGATCCGATCTCGCTGGGCCGAAAGCGAACGGCTACCTTTTGGAGTCGCAAAGTTTTGGCAGGATCGACCCCGACCATCAAAGGATCGAGCCGCATCGAGGCTGGTTTCGAGTCGGGCGACCAGCGGTTCTACTATGTGCCATGCCCGCACTGCGGCGAGTTTCAGCGGCTCGTGTGGGCACAGGTTAAATGGCCGGAGGGTCAGCCAGAATTGGCCGAGTACGTCTGTGTGGCGTGCGGTGCGATGCTGACCGAGGCGGACAAAGCGGAGATGCTACAGGCTGGCGAGTGGCGCGGGAGCAAGCCATTCGCGGGTATCGCATCGTTCCATATCAGCGAACTTTACTCTCCGTGGTCTACATGGGCGGAGATAGCGGTCGCGTTTATTCAAGCGAAAAGGTTTCCCGAGACGCTGCAAACGTGGATTAATACGGCCCTTGGGGAAACCTACGAGGAACGCGGCGAACAGGTGGAGACGGTAGGACTCGCGCAGCGGCGCGAACCGTACACCGCGCAGAGCATCCCGCAACAGGTGCTGATGCTCACCGCTGGCGTAGACGTACAGGACGACCGGCTAGAGATAACCATCGTCGGCTTCGGCAAGGACGAGGAGACTTGGATTGTCGAGCACGGCGTGCTGCGAGGCGATCCTGGCTCGGATTCTCTGTGGCACGACCTCGACGGATACATGGCTCGCAAACGCGAGACCGAGGACGGCCGACCGCTACTGATCGAGGCACAGGCTATCGACTCTGGCGGTCACTTCACGCAGCAAGTCTATGCCTACTGCGCCAAACGCAAAGCGCGGCGCGTGTGGGCGATCAAGGGAGCCGGTGGCTTCGGTCGGCTGATCTGGCCGAAGTCAGCGGGACGGGCAGGGAAAACCTCGGCGCAGGTTTTTATAGTCGGTGTAGATACAGCCAAAGACGTGCTGTACGGGCGCATGAAGCGCGTGCACCAACCGGGGGCGGGATATATTCATTTTCCCGTCTCGGTCGATGAGGTCTATTTTGACCAGTTGACCGCCGAGACATTGATCTATCGCATGGTGCAGGGGCGGCGTGTGCGGTCTTATAAGCCGCGCTCCTCGGGCAGTCGGACGGAGGCACTCGACTGCTTGGTCTACGCCTATGCTGCCTTTATAGGACGGCATGGCCCGATGATATTGCCGAACCGCAAGGTCGAACCAGTTACCGAAACGCAAGTCACAGTACAACCGCAAAAACCACAACGTCGCCCAGCGCCCAGTCGCGGCGGGTGGATGAACGGCTGGAGATAACGAATGGCCGATAAAAAAATCAGCGCACTGACATCGCTTGCTCAAGGAGACGTAGCCGCATCAACGGACGTGCTCCCGATTGTGGACACAAGCGCAACGGAGACGAAGAAAGTTACCGCAGCCGCCCTTGTTGGCGCGGGACTCGCAGCCGGCGTCACAAGTGTTGATATCAATAGCGGATCTATTGACGGAACTACTATCGGGGCGAACTCTGCCGCAGCCGGCACGTTTACCAATCTTACCGCCTCGGGAACCGTGTCATTTAACGGAGCAACCGTCTCTAACGGCGGCTCTGTAACAACCGTAGACATTAACGGCGGCACAATCGACGGCGCGACTATCGCTACCTCCGACATTACCGTTGGCTCCGGCAAGACGCTCAACGTCTCCGCCGGCACACTCACCCTCGCCGACAACCAGATCAGCGGAGATAAGGTCGAAGGCGGCACGATTAACGCCATTACGATCAATACGCTTACCTCGACGGCGGTTAACGCGACGACGGTAGACGCGACGAACGTAGAAGTCACGAACCTCAAGGCGAAGGATGGCACGGCTGCGGCGACGATTGCCGACAGCACGGGCGTTGTTTCGCTCTCGGCTAACCCAACCCTCTCCGGCGGCACCGCCAACGGCGTGTTGTACTTGAACGGCAGCAAGGTGGCGACGTCGGGGAGTGGGTTTGCATTTGACGGTACTAATTTGACGCTTCCCGCTGAAGGCTATCGACCGTCTGCAACAAGTTTTCTTCGGCTGTCTGGTGGCGATGGCGCAGGCAGCGGCGCAAATCTTTTAGTGTTTGGCCAATCCCACGCCACTGCTCCGGGCCGTGTCAATATTACTGCAACTGGAACAGGCTATCTCCAACTTGCAACTTTTGGCGGCGCAGCCACGCTTGACTCCTCCGGCAACCTCGGCATCGGGACGAGTTCGCCGGGAGCAAAATTAGAAGCAGCCTCAACCACGGATGGCGACACTGTTCGTGTTTCGTTCCCTTCCGCAGCAACTGGAACAACGGGTGGCGGCGTCAGTTTCCGCTCCTACACAAATTCCGCGACGCTGGTTGAACAAGCGCGAGTGCAGGCTATTTGTACGGACGGAAGCGCATCTTACGGTGGCGCTTTGCGGTTTATGACGGCCAACGCCGGGTCTATTGGCACTCGAATGACTCTCGACTCCTCCGGCAACCTCGGTCTGGGGGCTTCTCCCGCAGCGTCTAATTTTTCTGGTGCTTACACCTCATTGCTCGTTAAAGGCAATGCAATCAACAAGGTTGGTACGTTGATTGCTCAATCGTTTGGAACGACCAATGCCACGAACATTGAGATGTTTGCCGCTGACGGTACTAATGAGGCAGGGCTATTAGTAAAGAGCGCGTCAACTGCAATGACCTTTTACACGGGGTCGGCACCAGATAAGCGCATGACCCTAGACGCCTCCGGCAACCTCGGCTTGGGCGTCACGCCGAGTGCGACAAATGGCACTTATTTTAGAGCATATGAAGTTGGGAAAGCGGGTTGCACTCTTACTGGGGCAACTGTTAGTTTGACCGGTAACTCGCGCCTTTATTTGTCAAACAATGCTTATGGGACTTATTCCGGTTCAGTAGCGTGGGTTTACGGCAATAACGATTCGGCTGCCCAGTACGCTATGGAAAGCGGAACGCATAAATGGTTCAGCGCAGCCTCCGGCACCGCAGGCAACACCATCTCGTTCACGCAGGCGATGACGCTGGATGCGGATGGTGATTTGGGAATTGGGACGACAAATCCTACTCAAAGACTTCATATTGTTTCATCTGGACAGCCAACTATTCTTATTGCAGATGACGCGGGAAGGCAAGTATCAATAAAATCACCAGACTCTAGTGGTAATCCCGGCTTTGTAGGCACGACTACAAATCACAATTTGCTTTTGCAAGCCGGAACATCTGGGGCTGGCGCAAATGTTATGCTTTTTAATACCGCCGGTTCCGAACGCGCCCGCATCACGGCAGGGGGGTATAGCAAGTTCTCAAATGATGGGACGTATAACAACGCAACGTCAAGCCGACACGAATTTAATCAATCAGTGGATGAAACTGGCTTGTTAATTGCGCCAACAAACGCAACATACACAAGCGCAGCAGTTTTCATAGGGGCATCGCGTGCAGCAAACTCTGCATATTTCATGCTTCGCGCTCAAGCCAACTCTGTTGACCAGTTTTATGTGCTTGGTAACGGCACCGTTTACGCGCAAAACACCACCATCCAGTCGTTGTCTGATGGTCGGCTAAAAGAAAATGTCCGAAACGCAACAGAAGGGCTAGATGTTGTCAATGCGCTTCGACCAGTTCGCTATGACTGGAAGGCTGGCTATGGAAATGATCGCAAGGATCAGTTGGGCTTCATTGCTCAAGAAGTTGAGGCTGTATTCCCGGACGCGGTTAGCGAATGGAGCAAAGCCGAAGGGGACGATGAGCCTTATAAGACAGTCGGCCCCGGCGCGTTGATACCCGTGCTGGTCAAGGCCATTCAAGAGTTAACGGCGCGTGTCGCCGCATTGGAGAACAAATAAATGTCTACTGTAATTACATGGAATATTTCCGTCTTGAACTGCATCCCGCAAACCGCAGAGGGCGCGGATTACGTCGTCACGGCGCACTGGCAGTGCAACGGCGTAGACGGCCAATACAACGGCAGCGTCTACTCGACCTGTTCGTTTCCCGTCGTGCAGGGTGCTTTCACCCCGTATGCCGATCTCACGCAGGATCAAGTGCTGGGCTGGATTTGGGCCAACGGCGTGGACAAGGCCGCGACCGAGGCTGCGGTGGAGCAGCAGATTGCGAACCAGAAGAATCCTCCGATTGTGTCGCCCAAGTTGCCGTGGGTGGCTTGAGTTTTTGCAATAACTTTTTGAGGGTAGTATATGGCTAACCTTTTTGACTCTGCTAACTACCCGACACGAGAGCCGACGGCGTTACAGGCTGGCGATCTCTGGGCGTGGAAGCGCACCGATCTCGTCACGGACTACCCATCGTCGGCCTATAGCCTTTCGTACATTGCGCGTCGAGAAATCACGGGCGAGAAGATCGCCATCTCGACCACTGGCTCGACCGAGGGATACACCGTCTCGGTATCCTCGACGACGACCGACAACTACGAAGAAGGCCGCTATCACTGGGTGGCATACATCACCCGCACATCGGACTCTGCCCGTATCGAAGTCGATAAGGGCGTATTTGAGGTTGCGCCAAACCGCTCAACCAGTTCAGCCGATCCGCGCTCGTTCGCGCAGATTGCGCTCGATAACATCGAGACGTACTTAAAAGACCCAACCAACCTTGCAGCCGCGTCCTACTCGATTGCCGGACGCTCGCTCTCGCGCTGGAATCGTGCCGACCTTTTGACCGAACGCGAACGGCTCAAGGGCGAGGTGACCAGAGAGCGCAGGGCCGAACAGATCGCCAAGGGATTGGGAACTAACGCCACAATTCGCGTGAGGTTTACGGCATGAGTCTACTCGACTATTTCAAAAGACAAACGCCAAAGCCTCGTAAGCGATCCTTTGACGCAGCAAACACCGGACGGCTTTTCTCCGACTGGCTTGTTCAAACCAAGACCGTCGACAGCGATCTACGCTATGCGCTCAAGGCTATGCGTGCACGCTCGCGTGATCTCTGTCAAAACAATGACTATGCGCGTCGGTATCTTGATCTCGTAGCAACCAACGTCGTCGGGCCGCGTGGAATCACGCTACAGGTGCGTGCGCGTGAGCAGACAGGTGCGCTCGATCAAGTAGCCAACCAGCAGTTAGAAGCAGCGTTTTATGCGTGGGCGCAGCCGGGCGTATGTACGGTAGACGGGCGGCTGTCGTGGATCGACGCACAGCGCGTCTTTATTGAGAGCGTAGCGCGAGACGGCGAGTGCTTTGTGTTGTTCGTTGAGGACAATGCAAACCCATTCCGTTTTCGCTTACAGTTCATTGATCCCGACCTTGTTGACCAAGACAAGAACGAGATTCTTGCCAACGGCGGGCAGATTCGCATGGGCATCGAGATCGACGCCTCTGGCCGTCCTGTCGCTTACCATGTGCGAGTACGTCCGCCCGATGATTACCAAATCGGCACGACGAACCCCAAGACGGAGCGCATTCCAGCCGAGCGCATGATTCACGCATTTCGCGTGGATCGTATCGGCCAAAATCGCGGCAGTCCGTGGACGGCCACCTCGATGACGCGACTCAAGATGCTCGGCGGTTACGAAGAGGCCGAGTTAGTCGCCGCGCGAGTGTCGGCTTCGAAGATGGGCTTCTTCGTCTCGGAATCCGGCGATGAGTATCAGGGCGACGGCACCGCACCGGATGGCACGCTCAATATGGACGTGCAGCCCGGCCAGTTCTCGCAACTGCCCGCGGGCGTAGACTTTAAGGCATACGATCCGCAGCATCCCTCGACGGCCTTCAAGGACTTTGAGAAGGCGATGCTGCGCGGCATAGCCTCGGGCCTCGGTGTGTCTTATACGTCGCTAGCAAATGATCTGGAGGCGGTATCGTATTCGTCCATCCGCCAAGGACTGCTCGAGGAGCGCGACCATTGGCGTACCGTGCAGCACTGGGTCATTGAGCATTTCTGCCAGCCGGTTTATCTGCGCTGGCTCCGACAGACGCTCGACTCTGGCGTGATTAACCTTCCGGCCAATAAGTTTTTCAAGTTCAGCGCCACCCAATGGGTGCCGCGTGGCTGGCAGTGGGTCGATCCGCGCAATGAGGCGGAGGCGCAGATTCTCGCGATCAACAATGGCTTGATGACGAAGACACAAGCACTTGCGGAGCGCGGACTCGATCTTGAGGACGTACTGCTAGAGCAGCAAGCCGAAACCGAGTTGAGCGACAAGATTGCACCGGATAGCGCAATCTCTGTGGCGAGCGATTCGGAGCAAGCATTTACGGGCGTGCAGATCACTGCAATGATCGACGTGCTTGCGAAGGTGAGGGAGAACATTCTGCCGAAGGACTCGGCGGTTCAAATTCTCATTCAGTCGTTCCCGATCAGTGCTGAAGATGCACGCAAGATGGTCGATCCGATTGAGCCGATGGAGTTCGTTGAAGCCCCAGTCAGACCGGCTGTTGCGGTGGAGGCATAACTATGGCCGCCAAGTACGACATCGTTTGCGATCAAGGCGCAACCTTCGGCCGTCAATTAACGTGGCTCGACGACTCATCGAGCGCAGTAAACTTGACCGGCTACACGGCGCGTATGCAAGTGCGCGAAACGGTTGAGTCATCCTCTACGCTGCTGTCGCTGACCACCGAGAACTCGCGCATTGCTCTCGGCGGTACGGCTGGCACTATCACGCTAACCGTAACGGCAGCGGATACGGCAGCGGTCGTCGCCGGTCACTATGTCTATGACCTCGAGTTAGTCTCGGGCAGCACGGTGTATCGGCTGGTGCAGGGTTGCTTCACTGTAGACGCAGAGGTGACGCGATGACCGAGCGCATCATCGTTGACGAAACTTTGCAATCGGTCGTCATTGAGGAGTCGAACAACGAAGTCGTCGTTCGTAGCGGCTGGCCCGATGGCGCGAAGAAAGGTGCGAACAGCGACATCACCTCGATGTCGGGACTCACTGGCGGCGTTGCCACGCCGACGTATATTGACTTTGCAGCGGCTGGTGCCACGGATGCCGAGCGTCGACTGGCGTGGAATCCCGACACTGGCACAGTGCAGATTGGCATGGTCGGCGGTAACGTACAGGCCGAACTCGGGCAGACGCTCTATGCCTATGTGCACAACGCTGAAGGATCGACGATTGCCAAAGGCAAGCCTGTCTATCTCTATGAAGCGACAGGCAACAAAGCATCGGTGAAACTGGCCTACAACACCACGGACGCGACCTCTGCCAAAACTTTTGGCCTCGCAGCCGAGAGCATCGCATCGGGTGCGAATGGGTTAGTCATCTGTCAAGGCGTGCTCGATAAGATCAACACGAGCGCATATAACGAAGGCGACACGCTGTACCTCGGCGCGACTGCTGGCACGCTTACGGCCACGAAGCCGAAAGCACCGAACCACATGGTTTATGTTGGTATCGTTGAGCGGGCCAATGCTGGAAACGGGCAGATTTATGTCCGCGTGCAAAACGGCTACGAACTAGACGAAATCCACGATGTGCAGATCAACTCGCCCGCCAATGGGCAGTTGATTATTTACGACGCCGTTACCGGGCTTTGGAAAAACGCAAACATTACCGCCGGTACTGGCGTCTCGATTACAAACGGCGCTGGCACAATTACTATTTCTGCACCGGAGAACGGCACGGTTAGCAGCGTCGCCACTGGCACAGGGTTAACCGGCGGGCCGATTACCTCGACTGGCACGATCAGCATTGCGAACACGGCGGTTTCTGCTGGTTCGTATGGATCAGCAAGCGCGGTTCCGACGTTTACTGTCAACGCGCAGGGTCAACTCACAGCCGCATCAAATACTAACATTGCGATTTCCAATACCGCCGTAAGCGGACTTGGCACAATGTCGACGCAAAATGCTAACAGCGTCGCTATTACTGGCGGTTCCATCAATGAAACGCCAATCGGCACAACGACAGCCGCAGCGGGCGTATTCACTACACTGTTCGAGACAGTTAGCAGCACGCAATACGCGATCGCTTCGCAGTACGATGTAGGCACAGCGGCTAATCAAATTCCGTTGAATCAATATCTTGGAACCATGGCGTTCCAAGACGCAGCGGGCGTGTCGCTTGGACAGGTCACGATTGCCGACGGCGTGAAACTTAACGGGTTGACCGCAAGCACCGCGCTTGCAGTCGATTCAAACAAAAACATTGTTAGCGTCACCAATACCGGCACTGGTAATAACGTACTGGCAACCAGCCCGACGCTCACAACGCCAAACCTCGGTACACCGTCGGCGCTAACGCTCACGAATGCAACCGGCTTGCCGGTATCGACCGGCATTAGTGGCTTGGGCGCGAACGTAGCAACTTTCCTTGCGACGCCATCGAGCAGCAATCTTGCCGCAGCCGTGACGGATGAAACCGGATCAGGCGCGTTAGTGTTTGCAACCAGCCCCACGCTGACCACGCCGAACCTTGGCACACCATCTGCCCTAACGCTGACGAACGCCACAGGGCTTCCAGTTTCGACAGGTATTTCGGGGCTTGGCGCTAATGTCGCCACGTTCCTTGCTACGCCGTCGAGCAGCAATTTAGCAGCAGCAGTGACAGATGAGACGGGTTCGGGAGCATTAGTCTTTGCGACTAGCCCGACGCTTACGACTCCGAACCTTGGCACACCGTCGGCAGTCACGCTAACCAACGGAACCGGATTGCCGATTAGCAGTGGCGTATCGGGGCTTGGCAGCAACGTAGCGACGGCGCTCGCAGTAAACGTCGGCACTGCCGGTGCGTTTATCGTCAACGGCGGCGCATTAGGAACGCCGTCTAGCGGCACGGTCACGAATCTGACTGGTACGGCCAGTATCAACATTAACGGAACGGTCGGCGCTACTACGCCGAATACTGGCGCGTTTACGACGTTATCGGCTACCGGCAACGTCACGCTCGGCGATGCTACGTCCGATACGATTACGGCGAATGGCCGATTCAATACCGACATTGTACCTAGCACGAATAATGCTCGGGACTTGGGTACATCGGCGTTGCAATTCCGCGATGTGTACTCTGTTGAGTATTGGGAGAACGGGTACAACATCGCGTCGCAAGCCGACGTCGGCACTGCTCCGAACCAACTCCCGCTTAACCAGTATCTCGGAACGATGGCGTTTCAAGATTCAGCGAGTATTACGGTCGGGCAGTTACGCGCTAATGGAACGGGTGGTATTGGGTACTCGACCGGAGCCGGTAGCGCGGTTACACAGGCTACATCTCGCACCACAGGCGTTACGATCAATGCCGCTTGCGGAGCGATCACGCTGGTATCGGCAGCGGGTACAACTTCGTGGCAGACTTTCACGGTCACAAACAGCGCCGTCGCAGCCACTGATACGATTGTGGTGAATCAGAAATCGGGTACGGACTTGAATATGATTCATGTAACGAACGTCGCAGCCGGGTCGTTTAAGATTAGTTTTGCAACGACTGGCGGAACGACCGCCGAGCAACCCGTATTCAACTTCGCTGTGATTAAATCGGTCGCGGCATAAAGGAGGCTAGCACATGAGTTTATCCACTAACTTTCCAACGATTCGCCCGACGCTGTTGCTGGACTTTGCAAATTCTGGGACGGTTGATCCGCGCATCACGTTTACCCGAGCGTCTACGGCAACGTACTTCAACCAACACGGCGTATTGCAATCTGCCGCAGCAGACCAACCGCGCTTTGACTACGACCCCTCCACGTTGGCGGCTCAGGGGCTGCTGATTGAGGAGTCGAGGACTAACAGCATCCGTAACAATACGATGCAGGGTGCGGTAGCGGGTACGCCGGGGACTGACCCAACAAATTGGGTAAATAGTATTCCCGCTGGAATCACACAGCAATTAGTTGGCACAGGAACAGAAAACGGCATTACTTATATAGATTACAGGTTTTCCGGTACTGCGACTGGTGCAATAGTTATTAGGCCGGATTCAGAATCGCAAGTAGTTGCATCTTCTGGTCAAGCGTGGACGGGAACCAGTTACGTCAAACTGATTTCAGGTTCATTAACAAATGTTGGCTGTCGTCTGAATATGCGACAGGGATTAGCGGCTGGCACGCTTGTCTCACAAACAGATGTCGTTTTTACTCCGACGACAGCCGCGCTTAACACACAGCGTTTTATTAACTCTGTTGCAAGTATGGACCCAACAACTGAACGAATTATGGTTCGCGTTGTGTTGGATGCTACTGGCGCCATTGACATCACCCTCCGCATTGGCCTGCCCCAACTAGAGCAAAGCGCATTTGCCACGAGCGTTATCCCCACGACCACCACCGCTCTCACGCGCAACGCGGATTTGGCGACTATGACGGGGACTAACTTCTCGTCGTGGTATAACGCGAGTGAGGGGACGTTGTATTACGAAGGCATGGTGCAGGCTAACAATGACGGCATTGTTTACACCGGAATTGGAAATACTTTTGACAATACCGCTTATTTTGTTAGAGCCGCTCCTAATCAAACATGGATTGTAAGAAGCGGCGCATCTGCTCAAGCAGCAGTAGATGTAGTTTTTACGCCGACAGCAAATGTGCCATTCAAAATGGTTGGAACTCTAAAAGTTAACGATTTTGCGTTTTGCGTTAACGGCGGGACTGTTGCAACGGATGTGTCTGGTGCAGTTCCTGCAAGTGCTGTGCGGCTGGGTATTGGTAATTCGCCATGGGCGGCTTCTGGCGGCAACGCACGGCAGCAATGGATACGCTCTATTCGGTACTACCCCGTGCGCGTTACCAACGCTCAACTTCAGGCTTTAACAGGTTAAGAGGAACTACCATGTATATTGACTATTACCTCAAGTTTGACTCCGAAGCCGCAGCAAAGGCGGTGCTGTATCAGGGCGAAGAAGGTAGCGAAATTCCCAAGTACCTTGCGATTGACCTCATCGGCACGGTGTATAAGCCAACCGGCAAGATGCTCCAGAGCGAGGAAGGCGAGTTCCCTGAGATGGCTCCGGTGCCGGGGTATCACGCGAACGTGCGGGTTGTGGACGCAGCCCCGGAGTTGGAGCCGTACCGCGTGTATCCGGTGACTCCGAGCCGGATGTGGGCGTAGCGTGGCAATCGAGTTAAAGCCAACCGCGACAATGGCCGAAGAAGCCGAACGCGGGTTATCGTGGCGCGAGGAATTCGGGCGGGGCGGAACCGCCGTCGGCGTCGCTAGGGCGCGTGATATAAAAAACCGTGTTACATTATCACCGGAAACTGTCCGGCGCATGGTTTCGTACTTTGCAAGACATGAAGTCGACAAGCAGGGCGAAGGATGGTCGCCGGGGGAAGATGGCTACCCATCGGCTGGCCGGATTGCATGGGCGTTATGGGGCGGCGATCCGGGCCGCGCATGGGCGAATGAAAAAGACCGGCTATTAGACGCCGAGGAAAGCGAGGGTCGGAATATGGATCAACAAAGACACGTTATCGCTGTCGTCGAGGACGAGGCAACCGTTACCGTGACATTCGCCAAGTCGGAGTACGACATGGACGAAAGCGAGGAAGCGGACGAGGCTATCGAGGCGTTGGAAGAAGCCGCCGAGGATGGCGAGGAAATCTTCGCCGAGGGAGAGCGTCCCAAGGATATGTACGGCAACGAGCCGTATGAAGAGGACTACGCTGGCCCTGCCAAGCGCAAGGGGCCGACCGAGCGTGTATTTCGCTCGGCGATCTTTGAGCGTGCGTCCATCATGGAAGATCAGCGTCGTGCGACGTTGGCTTTCTCTAGCGAGATGGCGGTAGACCGTGGCTGGGGCATGGAAATCCTCGACCACTCGCCAGGATCAATCGACATGGAGTTTATTGGCAGTGGCCGTGCGCCGCTGCTTGTGGATCACGAGATGGCCGATCAAGTCGGCGTCGTGGAGCAGATCAGCCTCGGAGCAGACCGCGTGGCGCGGGCTGTCGTGCGCTTTGGGAAAAGTGCGCGAGCCGAGGAAATCTGGCAGGACGTAAAGGATGGCATACGGTCAAACGTGTCTGTCGGTTACGTTATCAGCGAGATGGTATCGGACGGAAAGCAAGGAGACCGGGAGGTTTTCCGCGCAGTCAGTTGGATGCCGCTCGAAATCAGTATCGTATCTATACCGGCAGATACCAGCGTCGGCGTTGGTCGTGCGATCAACACTGCGCCGGTGGCCGAACCTAAAATCATTGTCAAGGAGACAAAAATGTCTGACGAAATCAACAGCGTCCGTGAGGATGCAGCAAAGGCCGAACGCGCCCGCGTTTCGACGATTATGGATCTGGCCTCGCGTCACAATCAGCGCGAGTTCGGCGAGTCGGCAATTCGTGACGGAGCCTCGATTGAGCAGTTCCGTGGCGCGTTGCTCGACAAGGTGGCCTCCAAGCCGCTGAACGTCGACCACGAGGTCGGCCTCTCCGATAAGGAAGTGCGTTCGTTCTCGTTCGTCCGTGCGATCAAGGCTCTGTCGAACCCGCAGGATCGTCGCGCCCAAGAGGACGCGGCTTTCGAGTTCGAAGTGTCCGAAGCCGCCGCGAAGAAGGAAGGCCGCACCTCGCGCGGTCTCTTGATTCCGGTTGATGTGCTGTACGGTAAGCGCGATCTGACCACCTCGACGGCCTCTGGCACGGCGAAGGCGGGCAACCTCGTTGCGACCGATCTGCTGGCTGCGTCGTTCATCGACGTGCTGCGTAACAAGATGGTGCTCAACACCCTTGGCGCGCAGTTCCTCACGGGCCTCAACGGCAACGTCGCCATCCCGCGCAAGACCTCGGCTTCTTCGGCCTACTGGGTCGCCGAGAACAGCGCACCGACGGAGAGCACCAACGCTCCGGCGTTCGATCAAGTGACGATGTCGCCGAAGACCCTCGGTGCCTACGTTGACATCAGCCGCCGCTTGATGCTCCAGTCGTCGCTCGACATCGAGAACCTCGTCCGCAATGACTTGGCTACCTCGATTGCCGTGGCGATGGACGGTGCTGCGGTCGCTGGCTCGGGCAGCAACAAGCCGACCGGCGTGCTCAACACGTCGGGCATTGGCTCGGTGACGCTCGGCACGAACGGTGCTGCGCCGACTTGGGCGATGGTGGTAAACCTCGTGAAGGAAGTGGAGACGGACAACGCGTTGACCGGCTCTGCGGCGTTCCTTACGAACGGACAGGTGAAGGCGAAACTCTCCACGACCTCTCGGCAGTCGAGCGGCGTGGAAGGCAACTTCATCCTCGGCCCGGATATGGCGAACCTGTACGGCTACCCGATCTACGTTTCGCAGCAGGTTCCCTCGAACCTCACGAAGGGTTCGGGTTCCAGCCTCTCGGCCATGTTGTTCGGTGTGTGGAGCGATCTGCTCATCGGCCAGTGGTCGGGTATCGACATCCTCGTCGATCAGTACAGCGGTTCGAATGCCGGTACGGTGCGCGTCGTGGCGTTCCACGATTGCGACTTCGCCGTGCGGCACCCCGAGTCGTTCGCCGAGTGCAACGAGATCATCACGACCTAAGAGTGATCGATCTAGCCGCATTGGAGGGTCGCCATCGGGGGCAGCGTTGCGCTGTTCTCGGTGGTGGCCCGTCCTTGGTGGAAGACATCAAGGCGGTGCAGCCACTGCTATTGCAGGGGGGCGTGTTGGTTGGAGTCAATCAGCACGCTCTCCTGCTCTCTCTTGATTACATTGTGTATCAAGACAAAGACATCTGGCCGTTGATTAAAGGTCACGCGCCAGTGATTTCGCACCACAAAGATGCGTGCGATATTTGGTCGGGCATCTGTCCCGACTTCGGATTCTCCGGCGGCACGGCAACGTGGATTGCTGGATTTATGGGCTTCGAACAGATATACATCTGCGGCTGCGACAACTACATGAGCAACCGGCGGTACTGGCACAGCAAGTTGGGCGATCTGCGCGTCGAGGATGGTATCTCCAACGTGCAAGCATGGATTAAGGTTCGGGACTACATGAAAGAGCCCGAACGAGTACGAGTGGCTTCTGGCTGTCTAACACAGGTATTCCAAGCATTATGAAGGTCGAGATGATCCGCTCCCGTCTTTACAACGGGCAAACGCTTGAACGTGGCCGGGTGGTTGAAGTAGACCCGACCTTCGGAAAGTGGCTTGTGGGCCGTGGCATGGCGGTCGAGTACACCCGCCCGTCTTTCTTCCAGCCAGAGCAGCCGAAACGTGGACGCCCGCGAAAAGGAGATTGAAAAGTACCGCGACGTCTATAGTCGGTATCCGCACTATGCAATGGCCGACGATAGACTGCACCCCGTCCGTGCCGCATTGAAAGGCTATAAGGGGGCTTTTCTGGACGTATCTTGCGGCAGGGGTGAGTTAATCCGCGAAGCCGCTCTAATGGGCTTTAATCCAGTTATAGGCACGGAGGCTGTGCCGGAACTATGTGGCGGCAATGTGCAAAACGCCACCGTCACTAGCCTACCCTTTGCCGATAAGTCATTCGACGTAGTGACTTGCATTGACGTAATCGAGCACATCCTAGAGCCGGACATCGTGCCGGGACTGCGAGAACTCGAGCGCGTCTGCAGTGGGACGATCATCATTGCTGCAGCCGACTACCCAACATGGTGGGATGGGGTGAACCTACACCCTTCGGCGCGACCTTACCCAGAGTGGCATCGGCTGTTCAGCGAGACCTTCAGCGGGACGGTGCGATTGATCGGGCCGACCTCAACCAGCGAAATGTGGAGCGTGACGTATGCCAGTTGAAAGCGCATTCGACCGCTCGGCATTTGTATCGGATGCGGCGGTGACCTTTATTTACAAGAACCAAGGCACGCGCTATACCATGCGCGGCATATTCGACAGCGACTACCAAGGCGTGAATGTCGCCGATCCAGAGTTTGCAAGCGATCAACCGCAGATCACGTTGCCAACCTCTGCGCTGCCCTTTGAGCCGCTGCAAGGCGATAAGGTCTACTATAACGAAGAGGTCTACAACGTCCGCAATTTCCGAGCAGATGGCACAGGCATGACTGTGCTAGTCCTTGAAATCACAACGGGCTTGTCTGCGCCATGAGTTTTGAGAGCGCATTTGATCGACTGTCGATGGTGGCCTCGACGGATTGGGGCACATCTGCTGTGTACCAAAACCGCAAAACGCGGTTTCCGATTGTCGGCATATTCGACAACAACTATCAAGGCGTGGATGTTGCCGAGGTTGAATTCGCAAGCAGCACGCCGATCTTGACCATCCCGACGGCAACGCTGCCGTGCAAGCCGGTAGTCGGCGATTTCGTGATTATCGACTGCCGGAACTACACGGTTCGGAACTTTCGCGCAGACGGCACGGGTATGACCGTGCTGCATCTGGAATACATGACCGAGTTGGAAATCGCAACGGTTAACAATCTGCTGCTGCAAGACGGCTCCAATATGCTGCTGGAGAACGGCGGCTTCATCTTGCTTGAGGTGAGCAACTGATGGCACACGCACGCACACAAGTACGCAATGCCGTGGTCTCGGTACTGCAAACCGCAGCGGTCGCCGATACAGTGTCGAAGTCGCGGGTCTATCCGATCCCTGCCGACACAGTATCAATGGCGCTGGTCTACACCAACGCCGAGGCTATCCCGCAGACCACGCTGACATACCCGCGCAAGTTCGAGCGAGAATTAAATCTTGTCGTCGAATGCGTAGCGCGAGACTCTGACTATTTAGACGACCGCCTTGACCGATTGTGCGAGGCAGTCGAGAACGCCATCGGAGCGGACAATACGCTCGGTGGCGTGGTAAAGGATTGCGTGTTAAGCGACACGCAAGTGACGCTCGACTTTAACGGCGATGCGCCAATAGGGTCGGCGAGGATGCAGTTCCGTGTGTCTTACCGGACTGCGGAGACAGACGCAGGAACTATCATTTCGTAAGGAGATAAAACATGGCAAATCATCATGGCTCGGAAGGCGTGGTTCGGGTTGGCGCAAACACTGTCGCCGAGGTGACGGGTTTCTCGTTCACCGCGACGGCGGAGTACGCCGAGGACACCACCCTCTCGGATACGGCAAAGACCTACAACGTCACCGCGATCACCTCGTGGAACGGCTCTGTGACGGCATTTTGGGACGAGACGGATACCAGTGGGCAGATCGCTCTGGCTCCTGGTGCTAACGTCTCGCTCGTGCTCGCGCCAGAGGGCGTGGACAGTGGCGATACGCGCTACAGCGGAAACGCTCTCGTGACCGAGATCACACGCAATGTGCAGCGCGGTGCGATCACGGAAGTGACCTTCAACTTCATCGGCAACGGCGCTCTGACTGCTGCCACCTCTTGATATAGCGAGGACTTATGAACTGGAAAGAACAGGCGAAATCGCAATTCGCTGAACGGCGCAAGCCGGAGACGCTCGTTGCGATACCTGTACCGGCTTGGAAAACGACTGTGTTTTTCTGGCCGGACATGACGCTCGCCGAGCGTCGTGAAATCTTTATGCTGGCAAAGCAGAAAGGCGACGAAACCGTGCTAGACCTAGAGGCGATGGCGATCACGCTGATCGTTCGCGCTAGGGATATCGAGGGCAAGCGTCTGTTCAGCAAAGCCGAGCGCATGGAGTTGATGAACGACTACGATCCCGAGGTTATCGCGGAGATCGTGTCGGCCATGAACACCCCAGTTCCAAGCATTGAGGACGCAGAAAAAAACTAATAGAGGACGGGCATCTCCGAGCGATTTATGCTCTCGCGCTACGGCTGCACGTCCTCCCCGAGCAAGTTTTTGAGATGACAGAGAGCGACTTCTACCATCTTCTCGCGGCCTGTAAGTTGGAAGCGGAAGAGCAGGAGAAATCATGGCGCAAGCACAAGTAGTCCTCACAGCGGTTGACCGCACGCAAGTTGCGATCAACTCCGCACTCAAGGGAATGAAAACCTTGGAGCGGACGGCGAAGGTAACAAGCAGGGCAATCAATCTTGCGTTTGGTTTATTAACTGGGAGTGCTTTGGTTTCTGCTTTTGGAAAGATTAACGAGGCCGCTAAAAAAACAGAAGAAGGTCGTGCTGCGCTTTACAATTTGAATAAAGCACTAAAAGACCCAGCATTGGTTTCTGCGGCAAACGCACTTGTGAGCATCCTTGTTAATGGCTTTACATCGGCCACTATCGAGTTAACAAATTTTATAAAAGCCGCTCGAGTTGAACTAGCATCATTTGGGTTGATAGAGGGTGGGCCGGAAGAAAAATTACAATTATTGCAAAGGCAACTGGCAGAAACTCGAGGAAACATGGGGATGAGAAACCCCACTATGCTTACAAAAAAAGACATAGAAGAAAGAAATAAAATTCTTGCTCAAATAAATGAACTAAAGTCATCTATGCTGACTCCTGTGGTTATAGAATCAAAGAAAAAACCAATGAGTGAGTTGGTAAAAAGATTGGCAGAGCAACGACGTAGAGAGTTAGAGCGTGCAAATATCAATACAATGACGGAGATTGAAAAAGCCGTAAAAGATTTTGAAAAATTCAATCAAGACTTGACTACTCTATTGTCTGCAAAAGCAATAAAGCCAGATGAAGCAAGCCAGCGATTAAAGGAATATTTAGATAAAATTTTGCCGGAGGTAGAAGTAAAGTCAGAAAAGATCTTTCCGCAAATAAAAGAAAAAACAGATCAAATGAGTGAGTTTGCGAAAGAAGCAGCAAAACAAATGCAACAGTCTTTTGCAGACTTTCTTTTCGACCCTTTTGAGAACGGCCTAAAGGGTATGCTCTCCGGCTTCCTAAACGTGATTCGCCGCATGATTGCAGAGGCCGCAGCAGCGACCATCTTGCAATCGCTGTTCGGAGGGTTCGTTGGTAAGGGCGGATTCCTTGGGGCATTGGCCGGTGCGCTCAT